TCGGCTGGTCCAGCAACATTGACAGCATAATATGGCAGGATTAAGTGCATCAGGATTAAAAACACAAATAAGAAGTTACACAGAGGTTAGCACAACAGTGTTGTCAGATAGTGTTTTAGAAAACATTATTTTAAATGCACAGTATAGAATTTTTAGAGACATACCAATTGATGCAGATAGAAAAACATCTACAGGTAATTTCACATCAGGAACAAACAATGTGACTGTTCCAGCAGGAGCTGTATTTGTTAGAGCGGTTCAAGTTTATACCGCAACTGGATCTACTTTTACTGGTGCCAATGTATATTTAGAAAAAAGAGATATTACATTTTTAGAAGAATATATATCAGCAAGCACATCTACTGGAACACCAAAATATTATGCAATGCTAGACACAGGAGCTACTGGAGAAAGTTCATCAAACTCTGGATCTATAGTTGTATCACCAACACCAGGTAGCACCTTTGCTTATAAAATACATTACAATGCAGCACCAGCGTTATTAGAAAATAATGATACTAATTATATTAGTTTAAATTTTCCAAATGGTCTGCTATATTGTTGCCTAGCAGAAACTTATGGTTTCTTAAAAGGACCATCTGATATGCTGCAATTATATGAACAAAAATATCAACAAGAAGTGCAAAAATTTGGAGGAGAACAAATAGGTAGAAGACGAAGAGATGACTATACAGATGGAACAGTCAGAATGCCGGTACATGGGGTGATAAAACTAATACCAACTTACAAATTGTAGAAAAATCAATTGCTGGTTACGTAGAAAAAGCAATAACTAGTGGTGGGACTACAGCACTAACAATTACAGATGGCGATGCAACAGAATCAACATCAGTTGCTCGTCACGCGGTTATAAAATTAACAGGAACAATAACAGGCAACTCTATTGTAACTGTACCAGATTCAATTGAAAAAGTTTACATTGTAACTAACGGCACATCAGGTGCATATACAGTTCAATTTAAAACAGCATCAGGGACAGGGATTACTTTTGGTGTATCAGAAAAAACTACAAGATTAGTTTACTCGGATGGAACAAATCTTGTTGATGCAGGTTTTGGTGGTGCAACTGATATGGAGGGAAGAGAGTTAGTTTTAGATGCTGATGGTGACACAACTATTACAGCAGACACAGATGATCAAATAGATATTAAAATCGCTGGCGCTGATGATTTTCAATTTACAGCAAATACTTTTACCGCGCAATCAGGTAGTACAATTGCTGCGCAAGCATTAACTGCTACAACAATTGTAGCTTCTAGCACAGTTCAAGGCACAACAATAACAGCAACAACAGCTTTTGTTCCTGATGCATCAGATGGTGCAGCTTTAGGAACTTCTTCATTAGAATTTTCAGATTTATTTTTAGCAGATGCAGCAGTTATTAATCTTGGTGCAGATCAAGATGTAACACTAACTCACGTTGCTGATACAGGTATTTTATTAAACGCAGCTAGTGTCATACAGTTTAGAGATTCTGGTCTAACAATTGGATCTAATGCAGACGGTGATTTAGATATTGTATCAGATGGTACAGCTGCAGATTCAATTAATATAGAGTCAGCTGGTGGTATTACATTAGACGCTGGCACAGCTGGGACAGGTATTGTTTACGAAGATGACGGCACTGCGATGATGGATATTACCAATTCATCTAGCGATGTTATTATTACAACAAAAGTATCTGATAAAGACTTATTAATAAAAGGTAACGATGGTGGTTCAGCTGTTACAGCTTTAACCTTTGATATGTCAGCTGCAGGTAAAGCTACATTTAATAGTGATGTAGTTGTTGGTGGAGATCTTACAGTATCAGGTGATGATATTGTTATGGCTACAAATACTGCAGGTAATTTATTAATTGCAGATGGTACAAATTTTAATTCAGTAGCAGTAGGTTCATTATCAGAAATATCTACAGTTGCTAATGACGATGTATTTTTAGCAGTTGATACTTCAGGTGGTGGCCTTAAAAAAATTGCAAGATCAGCAATAGTATCAGGATTAGCTACATCAGGTGCAATATCAAATGTCGTAGAGGATAGCACACCTCAATTGGGTGGTGATCTTGATATGAATGGTCAAGATATTGTAACCACTTCAAATGCAGATTTAGAATTAGCTCCTAATGGCACAGGCCATGTAACTGTTAGAGGTAATACAAATGCAGGTGCTATTCAATTTAACTGTGAGTCTAATTCACATGGTCAACAGATAAAAGCACAGCCACACTCAGCAGCTGTTACAAATGTAATGTTATTACCAGATGGTGCTGACTCAACATTAGTATCTCTTGTTGCAACACAAACTTTAACAAATAAAACTTTAACTACACCAGTAATTGCTGAAATAGATTCTGGTGCTGATATTACTTTAGATGCAACAGCAGACATAGTTTTAGATGCAGCAGGTGGAAATATAGAATTTAAAGACGCTGGCACAACTCAACTTACTTTAGATATGGACGGTACTGCAGGTGCACAAGTAATTCAATTACGTGTAGACACTGATGATTTAATATTTAAACAATTCGATGGAACAACTGTATTAACTTTAGATGATGATACAACAGTTAAGGTTGCAACAGACTTAACAGTAGGTGATGACTTAAGTTTAATATCAGATTCTGCAGTATTAAAATTTGGTGCAGATGGTGATACAACATTAACTCACACAGATGGCACAGGGTTAACTTTAAACTCTACAAACAAATTATGTTTTAATGATGCCACTCAATTTATACAAGGTGCAAGTGGAACAGTATTAGATATTGCTGCTACTGATGAAATAGAATTAACTGCTACTTTAATTGATGTAGTTGGAAACTTAGCAGGTTCTGGAACTGGTACTTTTGGTGGTATTTTAAAAACAGATGATACTACTGAAGCAACTTCTACGACTGATGGATCACTACAAACTGATGGTGGTTTATCTGTAGCAAAAGATGGAATTTTTGGAGATGATCTAACACTTCTTAGTGATGCTGCTGTACTTAAATTTGGTGCTGATGCAGAAGTTACTTTAACTCACGTTCATAATGATGGTTTATTACTTAATGCTGATATGCAACTTCAGTTTAGAGATTCTGCTATTAACATTAGATCAGATGCTGATGGCGACTTAGATATTAATGCTGATGACGAAGTTGAAATTAATTCTACTTTAATAGATGTTAATGGTAATGTTGAAATTAGTGGAACACTTGCTCAAGCAGGAATTGCAACATTTGCCGTAGCAGCTAATGTTACTCAAGGAGCACTTACTTCATCATCAAATGCGGTAGCTTGGGATGCAAGTGCTAAACCAAACGCAGTTCATGTTACAACAGAAAACACTACGTTTTCTGCACCAAGTAATGCTGTAGAGGGTGCTTTTATTTGTCTTGAAATTAATTACAATGGAAGTCATACAATAGCTTTCAACACTGTTTTTGAATTTGCCGCGTCAACAGCTCCGACGACAACAGATACAGATGGTAAGACAGACATATTAGTATTTAGATATAACGGTGCTGTATGGCAAGAAGTAGGTAGAACATTAAATTTAGCGGAAAGTTAGGATATAATATGTATGCAATAATAACAGACGGATCAATATCAAAATATGTTAATCACCCTAAACCTTTGGTTATAGGAGATGTACAATACCCAGCTAAAATATTTTCTGTATGGACTGCAAGTGAATTAGCAGCTATTGGAATTATAGCGGTAACTTTTGATGACAGTAATAAAAAAAACGATCAATGGTATACCAATACAAATCAAACCTTTACTTATGATGCATCTGCTGGAACAGTAACCGCAGCTTATGGAACAGCTACAGCTAAAGCTCATGCAGATACTACTTGGTCACAACAAGATTCAGATGACGGAAATTTACCAAGTGATAAATCGGTTGGAGATGTAAAAGCTGAAGGATTAAAGACAAAATTAATTAGAAAAGTTAAATCTGAGGCTGAAAGTTTATTAAATCAAACTGACTGGTATGTAACACGTAAAACAGAAAAAAATACGGCAATCCCTAGTGCTATTACAACATGGAGAGATGGTATTAGAACTAAACAAGCAGAAATGGAAACCGCTATAACAAACGCAAGTGATACTCCAGCTCTTGAAACTTTATACACATACACTACAGATAGTGATGGCGTAACTTCAAGACCTTTAGGAGATTTTCCAAGATTAGGGTCTTAACATGCCGTTGATACTTGGAACCAATTCTATAAAAGACACAGCATTTAATGTAAGTACTTCATTACTACTTACTGATGCAAGTGATAACTATTTAAATAGAACACATGGAGCATCTGGTAGTACCAGAACAATGACTTTAAGTTTTTGGATTAAAAAACTAGCTTCTAAAGTTAGTAAATTTACTCAATCAGATGGTATGATGATATTAGGTGGACAACAAGATAGTTATCCAGGATTTGTATGTTTTTTTAATAGAACAACAGATACATTTATATTTAGAGATGCTCAAGCATCAAATAATATAAAATTTGATGTAAGAACAGATGCAAAATTTAGGGATCCCGCTGCATGGAACCATTTCTGTATAAGCGTGGATACCACTGATGGAACAGCTGCAAACAGAATAAAATTTTTTATTAATGGAACTCAAACTTTACTTTTAAACGGTGTTGGTGCTACTGGTGGTGGAAGTGATAGTCCTTTATACCCAGATCAAAATTTTGATACTCAGTTTAATGGTAACGAGGCACACTTTATAGGAAAGTATGCAACAAACTATGAAGATTGTATTTTATCTCAATATGCTTTTATTGATGGTTCAGCACTAGCACCAACTTCATTTGGAGAATTTGATTCAGATACACCTAATGTTTGGAAACCTATAGATATATCAGGTTTAACTTTTGGCACTAATGGATTTTTTCTTGATTTTGCAGATAGCAGTGATCTTGGAAAAGATGTATCTGGTAATGGTAATCATTATAGCAATAATAGTATGACTGCATTACATCAAGTTTCTGATTCTTGTACCAACAACTATGCAACAATGAATGGATTAGATCATGGTAGAGCAGATGATTTAGTAATTAGTAATGGTGGATGTGATGTTGCTACAGGAGGAACAGCTAGAGGATTAGCAAGATCAACAATAGCTGTATCGTCTGGTAAATGGTATTGGGAAGTCAACCCTGATAGTGCGAGCGGTGGTAATGCTTTAATTGGAGTTTCAGCAGCTTATAATGATTATTCTAGAACTGCTAATAATGAATTAGGATCATTACCATATGAATATGCCTTTTATCAAGATGATGGAAAAGTTTACACTAATGATACAGGTGCAAGCTATGGTAATTCTTATTCAAATGGAAATATTATAGGAGTTTATTTAGATTTGGATAATAATAAAATATATTTTTCAATCAATGGTTCACTTCAAAATAGTGGTACGGGTATAGATGTAACAGATCCAGCTAGTACAAGTGAAGGTGCTTACTTTTTTTGCGTTGGTGATGATAACGCTTATGCTGAAAGAAGATTTGAAGTTAATTTTGGAAACCCAATTAGTGCTCTTTCATCAGCTGTGTCAGATGATAATGGACACGGATCGTTTGAATATTCTCCCAATATAACTGGAGATGGTGCAGCAAAGAAATTTTATGCTGTAAATACCAAGAACTTAGCGGAGTTTGGAGGATAAATGGCAGTTTATACAGCGATAGATAACCCGGCACTTTTTCACGAAGCCAAAACATACACAGGAAATAATAATACAAATAATATAACAGGTATGTCATTTCAACCTGATTGGGTTTGGTTGAAGGTCCGTTCAGCAGGTTCTGGTCAAAATCATACTTTATATGATGTGATTAGAGGTGCAACTAAATTTTTAGAATCTGATACGGCAAATGCAGAAGCAACAGGTTCAAATTATTTAACTGCTTTTAATAGTGATGGATTTACATTAGGTAATGATCAATCTCATGTTAATGCTAATTCAGATACTTACATGTCATGGAGTTGGAAAGCTGGTGGCTCTGCATCATCAAACTCTAATGGAGGCATAACAAGTTCTGTATCAGCCTCAACTACAGCTGGATTTAGCATTGTGTCTTGGACAGGTAATGGATCAGATGCAACGGTAGGGCATGGTTTATCTTCAGCCCCTCAAATGTATGTAGTAAAAAATAGAGAAGATAGTGCTGATTGGAGAGTCGGTCAAACTGTTGCTGGCAACAAAATGACTGCTGGAAATGGTTATTACATGGAATGGAATGATAGTAAAGCTAGCACAAACCCTGGCAGTGCTGTTACATGGGGTTCAACACCAACAGCACCAACAGCATCTGTATTTACAGTAGGAAGTAATAATGCTCACAATGGTTCAAGTGATGACATGATAGCATATTGTTTCCACAGTGTTCAGGGCTATTCTAAAATAGGGCAATATGTCGGATTAAATTCTAGTAACGGAAATTTTGTCTACCTCGGTTTTCGGCCAAAAACTATATTTTTAAAACGTGTGGATTCTGCGGGTGATTGGAGAATTTATGATGATCAAAGAGATGGCTTTAACCAAAAAAATGATTATGTTGAAATAAATACTAGTGATGTTGAAAGTGATACAGATAGTGGAAGTTCTTGGGATCTCCTTTCAAATGGTTTTAAATTTTATACTAGTGAAGCAGAGTTTGGTGGAAGTGGAACGTATTTTTTCATGGCATTTGCGCACTCGCCGCTTGTAAATTCTAAGGGAGTTCCAAACAATCCAAGAGGTTAAATATTATGTTACAAAAAGTAAAATTTGCACCAGGATTTAATAAACAAGTTACCTCAACAGGTGGTGAAAGCCAATGGGTTAATGGTGATAATGTTCGTTTTAGATATGGCACACCTGAAAAAATAGGTGGTTGGTCACAATTAGGTTCTGTTCAAATTACAGGTAGAGCAACAGCCATACACCACTTTGTAAATACATCAGGTATCAAGTATGCAGTGTTAGGAACAAACAGAATTTTATATGCATATTCTGGTGGTATATTTTATGATATACACCCTATTAAAGCTACAACAACTTTAACAAGTGCATTTTCTACAACTAATGGATCAAAAGTTGTAACTTTAACTTTTGCATCTGCACACAATATAAATAAATTTGACATTATATTATTAGATAATTTTACATCTATTACTAACTCTGATTTTGTATCTGGTGATTTTACAGATAAAAAATTTATGGTGACTTCAATACCTACAAGCACAACTCTTACAATAGAAATGGAATCTAACGAATCTGGATCTGGTGCAACAACATCAGGTGGTATTAGAGTTCAACATTATTATCCTGTAGGACCAGCAGTTGAGGTTGCCTCTACAGGTTGGGGCCTTGGATCATGGGGCGGGCAACAGTTAGGTCAATTTACATCAACATTATCATCATCAATAAATACAAGTGTAACATCATTAACCATGGCAAGCACAACATCGTTTCCATCAACAGGAACTATTATTATTGGATCAGAATTAATTACATACACTAGCAATAGTGGTGGTACATTATCAGGATTAACAAGAGGTGCGTTAGGAACTACAGCTGCATCTCATTCATCAGGTGCAACAGTTACTGATGCATCAAACTTTTTTGCATGGAATGCTGCAGCATCAGGAGACGTTATTACAGCGCCAGGACTTTGGTCACTAGATAATTTTGGTAACAAATTAATTGCAACTATTAATGGCGGTGAAAGTTTTGAGTGGGACTCTAATCCTATTGGAGCAAACAACACCAGAGCAACTATTATAACAGGTGCACCAACTGCATCTGCATTTACTTTAGTATCTACACCAGACAGGCACTTAATATTTTTTGGAACAGAAACAACTATTGGAACTAAATCTACACAAGACCCAATGTTTGTAAGATTCTCTTCTCAAGAAGATATTAATACTTATGCACCAAGTGCAACAAACACTGCAGGTACACAAAGACTTGCAGATGGATCTAAGATTGTTGGAGCTATTAGAGGTAGAGATGCAATTTACGTTTGGACTGATACAGCGTTGTTTACTATGAGATTTGTTGGTCCGCCATTTACATTCTCATTCCAACAGGTTGGTACAAACTGTGGATTGATTGGACAGAACGCAGCTGTTGAAGTTGATGGTACTGCATACTGGATGTCAGAAAATGGTTTCTTTAGATACACAGGTAGACTAGAATCATTACAATGTTTAGTAGAAGATCATGTTTATGATGATATTAATACAATACCAAAACAACATATTAATGCAGGTTTGAATAACTTGTTTGGTGAAGTAATGTGGTTTTATCCTAATGCTGGATCAGGAACAGTAAACAGAATGGTATCTTACAATTATCTAGACTCAAGTCCCGAGCGACCAGTGTGGACTACAGGCACGTTAGCTAGAACAGCATGGCAAGACTCTGCTGTATTTGGTAAACCACATGCAACAGAATAT